TATTTATTATCCCAACTTCAAGTTGAATGTTGTCATAAGTTTTTGTTTTGTATACTCTTCCGAACTTCTTTGTCATAGTTAAAATATAAGAAATAAAACTGACATTGTAAAAACAAAAAACCCTAACAAGTTGGGACTTAGTTAGGGTTATTGTTTCTATTGTGGGTACATTAGAAGTAGTATAAGTATAGTAATATCTTGGTTATTAGTAAATACTAGTTATTTTGTTTGCTAGTGCTGGTTATTAGAGTACTGGTAATATCCCTTGAAGATTTATGAAAGTGATAAGTCCCCCTTACCCCCATAACCAATTTAACATTAGTTATAAGAATAAGACCTTACCACCTTTACATCTTGAATCTTTGATGTTGTCTTTTATAAGTCCCTGAATTATAGACAAGTGAGTTATATCATTTCAGACATAACAAACAAATTATAGTAATTAAATTTCATTCAGTAAAGCATGTCTTAATTTTTTTTAGAATATATTTATCAAATATGGGTAAACAACAAATTGAGTCATATCTCAAAAGAAGAATGTTAACAGAGACAGGTTGGGTTTATTTCTGTAGAATATGTGGGGACTATTTGAATGAGGACCAATTCTACAAATCTAAGACAGGACCATTTAAGATTGATACAAAGTGTAGAATACATTACACCAAGAAAGATAAGGAGGATGACGGTACAATGGATTACATGAAGTTGGACCCACTATCAGATGAGGACTTTGAAGGGGCTCAGAGACTATTAGAGACACTCGGATACAAATTTGGTATAGATACTCCACCCATATGGAAACAATTTAATACAAGACATAATTTAGATGGCATACAAAAAGATTAACAAAGTAATTTATTTAGATGATGAAGAGATGGTATGGTGTTCAAAAGAAAAAGAATACATACCAGCCGTTGAGTTTGAACTTGATAAGAACGGTAACTTCAAAATGTGGTGCATTAAATGTGCCGTAGCCATGTCTGAGGACCAACGTGAGATGTATGTTCAATCAGCCAAACACAGAAAGGATTTTGATTCTGAACAATCAAAGATACTTCTTGAGAACATTGGATACAACTATGACAGTGAATATACAATCCACGAACAATTTTTAATCAAACATAATTTGGTTAAGTGAAATCTTATTTGTACCTTCGTGGTATGAAAGACAAAACCATTTACTACACTGACCCAGCATTGGGTTTGCTTCAAATCAAAATCCCATTCAAACAGTTGTGGGACAGTTCTCGTGAAGGAATGGATGTTCCACCTGAAATCAGATTGGAACACATTCAGGATTGCATCAAAGCAGGAAAACAAATTGATGTCATGGTTGCATCAATCCTTCATTGGTTGTGTTTCATGGGTGAGAAACCAAAAGGTGATGTGCTTTACTTTCACAATCCATTTGACTTGAACTAAAAATAAATTTTGTAATTAGAAAACTAAACCTTAACTTTGAAATATGGAAAAGACACTTGAACAAATGACAGAAGAGTTGGTGAAAAATGGAAAGGTTGAACTTCCTTACATCATCATTCCAGAATATGATGAGTTGAAAGTTTTGGAAAAAATGTTCAAAAGAAATCAAAAAAGTCTTTTGAAAGATTTCCAATCAATCAGTTCAATTTCAAACATTTTGAAAGAGCATGGATTGAAACCAAGAATTTTCAATTATGGAATTCAAACATGTGATGGTTATGTTCGTGAATTCATCCCAATGAATTCAAAATTGATTCGTTATTCAGTTCAAGGAGTTGGTTTGGGATTGATTCACGATGATTTTGATTTGAAATTTCTCATCACACCCACAGCACTTTGGCTTCATCACATTGAAGTGAAGAACAAAGAAAAAGGTTTTGGAACATTTTTGATGAACATCATTTTGGATGTGATGGATGAATTCAAAAATCAAATTGCTTGTGTCCCAACTGACATCAAAGGAACTCAAACTGAATTGTTGAGAATCAGACAATTCTATTCAAGTTTTGGATTTGTGAAAGAAAGAAAAATCATTTACAGATATCTTCCAAAATAAATTTTGTAATTAAAAAACTAAACCTTAACTTTGTACTATGAAAACACAGACATTCAAATTCAAATCAGATGCTCAACTCATCAAGGAAAACAAATTGTTCAACAACTCAACTCGTGTTGTCAATGAATTCATGTCAAAAATTGATTCTGTTGAAGAAGCATGTTCACCACAATTGGTTCGTGAATTGAAACAAAACCAAAAACAATTTCAAACAAGTTGGGAAATGACCAAAGCCTTCAATGACATTTCACCATTGTTTTATTTGATTTCATATTTCAAAGAATACAAATTCTCACAATCAGAGATGATGGGAATGACTGGATGTCTTCCAAGAGAATTTCAAATCGTGTTCGCAAAACACTTTGTCAAACCAAGATAGACCTTAAAACCATCAAGGGAGTGGTGTCCCTCGTTTCATAACACAGAGTGGGAGTTGATGGTCTCCCACTTTTTTTTTGAAAAATTCACGAAAAAAAAATGTTTTCAAATTTGAACCAACCAAAACTTTTTACTATATTTGTGGTATGGAAAATAAGTTAATCATAAATTTCAAAAGAAATAAAAGGACAGTTCAATCATTGGAAGTACCAGTTGAAATGTTAAAAGAATTTAGACATCATGTTAGTTATGTTCACAAAAATATGACAGATGGAACTTGGACAATCTACATCACAATCAATATCAAATAACATGGGACAGACAAAAAAAACCTACGCTGAAATGACAATGGAAGAATTGTTGGGACATTATCCTGGTCATGAGGATGATGATTACCAATACGAAGAATACAGACAAAGACAACTTGAAGCAGAACAACAAGCATACGAACAACACTTAGCAGACAGATATTAATATGAAAAACTACGAAGACAAAAAACAAGAACTGATTGTCAGACAATCACAAATCAACGCTTTGATTGAATATTTCAAACTCGTTGACAAAAAACCAAACCTCAGTGATGTAATCAAAATTTCCACCATGATGGAAAAATACATTCACAATGGTTACTCAAAAGAATTGGGTGAATCATTTGTGAAGATTGATGAACACATCAACACAATCAAGTAATCGTCCATTTGCTTAAACCCTCTGAGTGATGCCAGGGGGTTTATCTTATGCCTCTTGAATTTGATGCTGAACCATACCAAGTAGGTAAAGTTGAGTCAGCACATAGTGGTCCCATAGCATTGAACGAACCACCTCTCCAAGCACTATTACCCCAATAGTAAGAATTACCAGGCATTGTAATCTGTGAGTTAAACGCAGATTTAACCTGTGGTGGTAATTGACCATCATTAAGATTTCCGTTGTTGTATTCAGGATACCAACCTGAACGGAATATCAAATGTCTTCTCATTAAGTTATCTTGGAACTCTGCTTGGTTATTAGCATTTGTTTTAAGATATTGTAATGTTTTCAAATCAACTGGTTGACCCTGTTCACTTCTGTTCTGAACCAATCCAATGTTGATGAACTTAACCCAAAAGTTGTCCAACGCCAAGTAGTAAGAGTAAGCAATCAAAGTAGGTTGAACGTAGTTATTCAACAACTCTTTGTATCTAATGTTTGCTGGTAATTGAATGTCATTAGTATCCACCAACTGTTGTAATTTTTCATACAGGTTTGTTCCAAGTGTTTCTTGGATTTGAATTGCTTGAGCCTGTTGAATAGCAAATCTTAATTCAGAAGAGTCAACATTATCGGTAATCGGAGTATTATCTTTAAGTTTTTGCTCTGAGATAAATAAAACATTATAAGTCATCTTACACTATATTTTGTTGGGTTATGGTCAAATCTATTTCTTGACCTGGATATATTAATTCAAATACATCTTTTAACTCACGGTTCATAAATGTCTGTAATGGGTTAATAGATGTCTTTAAGAACAATTGATAGGCTGTTTGTAATTGCTCAGATGATGATGAAAATCCACCAGGGTTTGGAAGTCCAATCAAAGACCCGTCCACAATTTTATGACCTGAAAGGATTTGTTTTTGGACCAACTCAAACACCTCAGAATAGAAACCTTGTTGTAGGTTTGAACTGATTTGTGTGATGTCAGGTTTTTCATTTGAATCTCCATAAGATACAATTACCCTACCTGCGTTTTCTGAACCCTGATAACGGTTCTCAATGTTTCTTAATATTTGAGTTTGTTCGTTTTCAGAATCAGGAGCAGGAGTGTTGAAATGTACCCATAGTGAAGGGTTTGCTCCATTTATTAAATTGGCTAAGTTATAGACCGTTATTTGGTGGTTTAGACGTATATCATTGATGGTAGATAGATAGTCAGGTGCTCCGTAGTATTCATAACCTGGTTGGAACATTCTAATATGAACGATTTGTCTATCAGTAAAGTTCATTGGGTCAAACTCAGAAAACTCAATCATACCTGCTTTTCTCCAATTAGCCCAATCTCTACAATAAAGGTATTTGGTTGCTGGTGCTCCAAGTTCAATTGGTTTGTGAACCCTCATGTATTTTGATGGAACAATGTGAAAACCTGCAATACCTTGAGACCTGTCTTGTCTCCATACAATTTCCAAGAATAAATTTCCTGTAACAATTAGTTCAAAGTATAATTGTCTTCCAACGTCATTTAATGTTTGTTTTGAGTTAACTTTGTAATCGTTAACATATCCTGCTCCAAAGCAGTTATCTACTTTTGAACGAACACATGCGTTGTGAATTGGAGACATGTCCAACAATCTGTATAGTTCTTCAGGGAACATGTTATCTAAGCCCCAACTAACAAACGCATTGTTTCTATTCACATTTTCTGTGAAATTGGTTAGGGTATCTACCGCAAATGTTAATTTCTCTACTTGAATCATCCTTCGTATATCTTATAAATATCACTTGTTCCAGAGTAAGTGATAGGGTTAGTTGAGGCTGAGTAGTTCACCTGAGCAATGGTCTCATAAACTACATCATATGCCAAAGCAGGATTTGTATTTCCTGATAAGGCTGTTGATTGCTCCCACACCTTAACATAATATTCACCTTCTATTAAGTGAACATTTGTTTGTCCTGTCATTGTTGCCCCTGTCAAAAATGCCTCAGGTTGACTTGGGTCTATTGTAATACTAAATAAATCATAACCAGGTGAATAACCAACACTTGGTTGAATTCTAAATGGAACGAGCCTCCAAACCTCCTGTGAAAGTTTATGCTTAAATGAAAACAAATAACAAACTGAACCAGTCAAGTTTTTGTTTCTTGAACACGTTGCGTTTGCATTATTATATCCTTCGTTTAGTATTATCATCTTAATATGTGTTTCTACCTATAGTTGTTGCCCAAGTATTGACTATGCTTGATAGGGTAGTGATTTCTGATGGTGTTAATCCATTTCCTAATGATGAGAAACCTATTTGTTTAGTACTATACGAGGTTGGTGTTCCGTTATCATTTGTTGCGTTAAGATAGAACGAGAATGCAATTGTTCCATTTGTTGCTGTAGTTCCGCTCAAATTAGACGCTCCGTTCTTAAACAAGTATGTTGTGCTATCACTTGTTCTTGATGCCACAAAATAACCTGTTGTAGCACTATTGGCTGATGCTGAATCCGTAGCCAAACCAATTGAGTTTATATTATATTGTCTGTAATTTCCACCAAACGCAATGTAGTTTGCTGCGAATTCACTATAAGTTCCTGAACCCCCACTACCACTTCTACAACCCATTTCAAGTTGATTTCCAGCGGATGATTGAGTTAATGAATAATAAGACATGTGAGTTGAAGTTCTACTCAATGTGCTTCCTGTTAAGTGTGTAATCGCAAAAGCATTAGAACCATTACCAGTAGCACCACTTGCGTTATAACTCCATCCACCAGCCCAACTCAATCTATAGGCTGCATTTGTATCAAGTGGGTTTTTAGCATTGAATTTACAACCTGCAGCATTTCCACCCAACATTGGATACATTGCAACAATTTTATTATACAATCCATTAGATACTAATTCTGTAAATAATGTTATTGTAGCGGCTGATACTGTAGGTGTAATACCTGTTCCACCCGAACCAATAACTGTAGATAAGTAGAGATTTGCTTCAGTTGTTCCACTTGGAATTGGTGTTGATGAAGGTGTGATTGTAGGAGTAGGTGTTTGAGTAGGTGTCCTTGTTAAAGTAGGAGTAATACTCGCAGTAGGTGTTTGGGTAGGTGTACTTGTTAAAGTAGGTGTAATACTCGCAGTAGGTGTTTGAGTAGGTGTACTTGTTAAAGTAGGTGTAATTGAAGGTGTTATAGATGGTGTAGGTGTTAATGTAGATGTTGGTGTAATACTTGGCGTAGGAGTTGGTGATGGTAATGGTGCATCAGGTTGATAGAATTGAACAATATCATCTATGGCTCTTTGTTCACCAAGATAATCACTAAACTTTTTTCTATAAAAAACCTGACTCATTTAATTATACTTTTTAATTCTTCAATCAATTTATTTACATCAACATTACAATCTGTTTCAAATCTAAATGACTTTCTTCTTTCAATTCTTTTATCTTCTTTACTGAATAAAACTCGTAAATGTACATCACAACTTTCTAAGTCCATCTCAACGCTCTGAACTTTATATTCATCAAATGCTATATCATCCACTCTATACATTTTAATCTATTGGTGGAACTATTGGAGGACACCAATCAATCAATGGCATTGATTTAATCCAATCGTGTTGTGGATAAATAGAATTATCAACCTCTTCGGTTGATATAATCCAATTATCATCACAATCTAATACAGGATTAAAATACCAATCAGGTTGAACTAATTCTCCAACTAAACTATTTTTTTCATTTTCTGTTAGTAATACTACTTTCATAATTTTTTTAATATGTGTTTCTACTTATGGCTGTTGCCCAAGTGTTTATTATTGTTGATAATGTTGTTATTTCTGCTGGTGTTAATCCTGTTCCAATAGATGCGAAACTACATCTTCTACTTGAATATGCTAATGGACTACCATTATCATTTGTTGCTCCAATAAAGAAGTCAAATGCTATTGTTCCATTTGTTGTGGTTGTTCCACTTTGGTCTAATGAACCATTTTTATACATATATGACTTTGTATCAGTTTCCCTTGATGATACAAAATATCCTGTTGTTCCTGTATTTGCTGTTGTATCATTACCAAGTCCAATAGAGTTGATATTATATGACCTAAAATTACCACCAAAAGCAGTTAAACAAATAACTAATTCACTATAAGTTCCTCCACCACCACTACCACTTCTACAACCCATATCTTGTATGTTTCCTGTTTGTTGGGTTGATGAATAGAATGACATGTGTTGTGAATATCTATTTATAGTATTTCCTGTTAAATATGTTTTAGCATATCCATTAGAACCATTTGGAGTTGCTCCACTAGCATTAAAAGTCCAACCACCATTAAAGGTTAGTCGGTATGCTCCGTTTGTATCAACAGGGTTTAATGCGTTAAATTTAGCACTTGCTGATACACCACCTAACATTGGATACATAGCAGTCATTTTATTATACAATCCATTACTAACAAGTGATGTAAATAATGTTCTTGTAGCCGCAGATACGGTAGATGTAATACCTGTTCCACCCGCATCAACAACTGCTGATAAGTAAGTATTGGCTTCAGTTGTTCCTGATGGAATTGGTGATGTTGAAGGTGTTGGTGTGTTTGTAGGTGTCTGTGTTGGACTCAAACTAATAGTCGGTGTTGGTGTTAAAGTAGGTGATAAACTAACACTTGGAGTAATAGTAATTGTAGGTGTAATACTTGGTGTAGGAGTATTTGTTGGTGTACTTGTTAAAGTAGGTGTAATACTTGGTGTAGGCGTTACTGTTGATGTCGGGGTAATACTCGGTGTAGGAGTTGGGGTAACATCTGATGGTGGTGCTTTATAGACATTCATCACAGAACCCCATACCTGAACTGGTTGCTTTGAACCTTTTGGGTAAAGCATACTATTCAAAGAAGGTTGATTAATTGGTTGGTGTGGGTTTGGACTATATGGTCTGATTGGCATATTGATAAATATAATTCGGCTAATGAAAATGGGGAGATTTTAACCTCCCCAAATTTCAAGGTTTTTATTACGATTGGAAAGTAAATCCACCAGCGGTGAATACTGCTGCAATCGTTGTAGTAACTAACACTTCTCTGATTGAAGTTGGTTCTCCACCAGTCATTGTGATTGCTGTTGCTCCGTTCAAATCTGTGTAAGCCTGACCTGAATTCAAAGAACCTGCAGTAACCAATAGACCATTGTCCAAACCTACCAACCAGTATCTGTTGTTGTTATCTTCTACCAATGCGTAGATTGAGTTTTGAGAAACCAAGTCTACGAAGGTATTTCTAAGTGAATTTTGTAACTTTGGTAAGTTAACCACAATCTCAGGTTGGAATGTTACCGACTGAGAAGTTGTGTTGATGCCCAAAGTTTCACTTAACGAACTTGATTGTTTTGGTAATTCAAATTGGAACCAAGTACCAGTTCCGCCGATAGCAGAAACTTCATTGTTAGTGATTGTGTAACCACTAATTGTACTTCCTGAACCACCTAAAATCCACATTGAACGTAAACCACCTGTTGAAGCGGTACGACAATCAAGTGTATATCCTGTTGTTATAAAACATGCTGCCATAATTTTCTATTTCTTAAAAGTTAATAGTTTATGGATTAAGATTTACAAACACAGAATGATGCTGGGTCAAATATACCTAATCCGTAAGTTACGTGTGCCTGGATTTTTACGATATCCTCAAAAGGGTCGTAGATTGATTTCACAGTCATGATTTCGTTGTTCATACCAACCATGTAGTATCCTGAAGCACCTGCGTAGTAAGCGTTAACACCATCCAAACCTACAGTTGGGATAACTTTAACGTTAGTACCTGGTAACATCAATACCCAGTCTTGACCTGAAGTAGTACCAGCAGTGTCCATTGTGAACAAGTTCACGAATGAGTTGTTTCTCATAGAAGCAACCAAACCTCTGTAGTTAGCGTAAGAACAGAAGATAGTTAAATCGTCTCTGTGTAATACGTTAGCAGGGATGTTTTGGTAGATAGTAGTGAATACATCCAAACCATTTGATGGAGTTGCTGCTGAGTAAGCGATTTGTGTAGCACCGTTACCTGAGGTAATCAACGCACCAACACCGTTGAAACAAGCACTGTTGTAGATTGTACCACCAGTTGCAACTGTGTTCTGCCAAAGTTGTTTTTCAACTTGGTTTGCGATTCTGTTTGAAATATCTGTCAAGATAACTTCTTCAAATGGAACTGTCTCTTGGAAGTTAGCATTTGTTAAAGATTGAGACAAATAAGTATCATACAAATCGTATGGACATAATTGTTGGTTCACTTTTTTATTACATAAGTCAACTGTTACCAATTCTTGGTAAGTTGTACCAGTAGGGTCAAATCCGCAAGACAAGTCTTGAAGAATAACATCGTTTTCCAACCAACCAACTTTTTCAGTTGTACCTTTCAAATTTGGTCTGATTGTAGCATATTTTGGTAAAGTCAATCCCAAGATTGCTTTAATCAACATATCTGAACCATATGAGTTGTAAGTTGGAAGAGCCGTTAAATCGTAGTTAAACGATAATTTTTTCTTGTTTTCCATTTTATTTAATTTTTGTTTTATTTTATTTTCTTAATGACTTAATAATTTCTAATTTCTTATCAGCAACTGACTCTTTGAAATCAGCAAAAGATTCTGTGTAGGTTTTCTTTTCTTCTACAGCCTTTCTTTCTGGTAATTTTTTGAAACTATCAAAATCGGTTTTTAATGAGTTTAACTCAGTTTTGAACTTTCCGTTCATTGAATCAACCAAAGCCAATAATTGACTCATAGATTCTTTAATGTCGTTAATGTCTTTTGAAAAGTCAGAACTCATCATTGCTGGTTTCATCATGTCTTCAGAATCTTCTTCTTCAACATTTTCTCTTTCAGTGATGACACCATCTTTAACTTGAATTCTAATTTTGTTTTCATTACCACTCTCGTCTTTCAACACCACTTGTTTTTCACCATCAGGACAAGGTTCTTTTGAACCATCTTCTTTAACTGTGTAAACTTTTTCACCTACATCAAATGTGTTTGATTCCAAGATTTGACCCTGAGCGTCTCTAGCCTCAGTATATTCCATAAGGGATTTATCCTCTGTGTTTACCTCTGATTTCATTTCTTTGTCTTTTGATGCGATTGCGATGATTGTTGATTCTCCATCCAAAGTAACAAGAAAACCATCTCTGGTTTCGTGTGAACCTTCAGGTGCAGGTACAAGAGTGCCTTCCTTTACAATAAAAAGAGTCTGACCTACTTCCAATTCTGAATCAGAATTGTTTGTAACCTCAGTTGTTCCATCAACCAAAAATGTTGATGTGAAATTTTCTTTCTTGAATTGTAAACCTAACAATTTAACGATACTGTTAATTGCTTCCGTAGCATTCATAATTTTTAATCGGTTATTTTATTTAATATGTTTATGATTTCTTGTAATAAATATTCGTCATTTTTTAGACGGGAAAAATTGGTGATGAAATTACCTTCAACACTGAATCCTTTTACCTTGCCTGTTTTGATGAAATTATTCCAAATGTTATCTCCTTCTTTTGTATCCAACACTTTGAACCCACCCATCCAAGTACCATCAGGAATACTATCCCTGTTGAAACCTAATTGATATGCTTTATCTGATTTACCAGAAACTAACCAAGACTCAACCATTACAACATCAGACATTTTTTCTTCTGTATGTTCGTAGTTGGTTTTATCCATCCTCTTTTCAATCATATAAAGATTTTGAATTTTTTCTATAACTTGAGGTGTGAATTTAACATAATACTTTTCATTACTAACTTCATCCATTCTTGGTATTAACATGTTTGGAATCATCAATGGAGAATATACCATCCTCTTTTCAGTATCTGCTTTGAACATTTCTTTTGACATTCCTTGAGAAACAATGTAAGCCACCTCAGACTTTCGTTTTGTTTCTTCAGAATAATATCCGTTATTTGGCATTGATTTAGGTGCTGTTCCTGCCAGTCCTTCAGCCATGCCTTGGTCAGCAAGTACATCACCTTGAGCAATATACTTTCTCCAAGCATGAACACAATTTGGTCCACCTTTATACAACCATTTTGAGTATGGTTGACCTTCATGACCAAACTCAATATTTGTATCCCTTAAAACATCTATTTCAACTCTACGAAAATATCTACCTTCAATTGACATACAGAAATCTCTGTCAGGAGAACCAGATAAAACTCTTTCATATTTGAAATAATTTGTTGGGTTTTTATGATTTAATTTCTTAACTTCGTCTGCTGTTCTACCTCTCATTGCTCCAACAACTGCTTCAAACTTTTGTAAGTCAGTTCTTCTTAAATAAGTTAATAAGTTTTTTACTTCCAACTCTTCCTCAGAATAATTGTATTCCACAGGTTCACAAGTAAAACAAAACTGTTGACCCACTCTTCCAAGTTCATCAATAACATCTTCATTGTTATCGTAGTGTCTATCAATTCTCAAGTTTTTAACCTTTTGAACTTTTAATCTGTTTGAACCAGTAGCAAATATTCTATCATGTGGAATACCCAATTCATCCGCTATTGGATAGATTCCTTCTTTTGAACCTCTTGCTGAAATGATATACACCTCAGAACCACTTCTAATTTCCCCCATGGCAAGTCCACGACCCTTTGGAGTATTCAAGGTATCATCATAATCAAATGAGACCTTCTCACCCTTTGCAAAATCCTCAGACTCACTTTGACAAATGGCGTATGCTTGGTCAGAGTCATAACCTTCATTTTTAATTAGGTATGCTGTACAACGGGAAACATATGCTTTTTTATCTTCACCTGGTTCTCTTTCAACAAATAATACAGGTTTAATTAACATATCATTACTTGTATCACCACTTGGATAATTTACATAACCAGGTAATGTTGGAGCATAATCCATCTCTTCTTTTTTACCTGACTTTGGATGTTTCTCAGGTAATAAATCGTAATCTGTTGTATATTTTGGATTTTCAGGTCTACCATTTTTTAACAAGTAAAGAAACGCATTTACACGAGCATATGCCCATTGTTCTGCTGATTTTACTTGAGGGGAGTGAGATGTATTGAACGCTCCTAATCCTCTTTGGAATACAGATTTTAATGCTCCCAATGTAGCATTTCCATTTTTGGTATTTGATTCTTTTTCGTTGAAATCATCAACCTTTCCCTGTAATGTTTTTTCTTGTTCCGCTGTAACCTTGGCTCCTCTTTTTCCACTTGCATCACCCTTTGCTGAACCTTCACCTTCAGGGTTTTTATTTGGTGTATCTGATTTTGGTGCTTTATCACTTTCTTTAATTCCACCTCTTGGACCTACTTCAGCCATTTTTTCTTTTGACTTTCTAATCTGTTCCAACTTTCTTTCAGCCCAATCAACACCAGCATCACCACCCCATGCATCCCAAGCAATACCACCACAACCTTCACTATACGGAACATCTTTGTGTTGTTGATGTCTTCTAAATGCTGACATACGAGCAATTGTTTCTTCAGTTATATTCTCACGATTACATAATTGATTCGCTCTATTTTTACCTTCGGTTTGGAGACAACTTCCCCAACCATTCTCTTCAGCCCATTTGACAGCCCTACAAGCATTTGTTGTTGCCGCTTGTGGATAATCATTATACGACTCAAATTCTTGTTTTTCAAAATAGATAAAATCCTGCTCAATCGCAGGCATTTCAACCATCGCTATTTCTTCAACTCGTGTATCACCAGTTAAGGTTCCTTCAATATCTAAATCTATTACTCGTAACATTTCTATAAATACTTTTTAATTATAAGGACGCAAGTTCACTCAATCTTCTGTTGATTGCTTGACCACTTGTTATTTCTGAGTTCAAGACATACGCTCTTATAGGTTCATTTTTTGTTTTTGCTATTGCTTGCATTAATCTTTCTTCCATCAATCCGTTCTGTGTGCTGTTTGTAATTGCTCTACCACCACCCATTTGGTTAATTGAAGATAATAAACTTCCATACTGAACTGTAGATACTTTGTTGATAACAGATTCACCACCTTCAAGGTTGTATCCTCCACCAACCATAACTCCACCGTTCTCATGTGATGCACCGAATATCATACCTCCACCAGCCATTGACCTTGCTTGTTCAATTTGTTGTTGAATTAAAGCGACTTGTGCTGCCGCAACACCCGCAACAATTCCTGTTTGAATTACGTTAAATGGTGGTAATAATTCCTGTGCTGCGATGATTGCTGATGCGGCACTTGCTATCGCTTGTAGTTTTTGAGCCTGTAATGATTTGATTGTTGCTTCTTTTTCAATTTGAGCCTTTTGGATTTCATATTGTTTTGTTAATTCCAATCTTTTTTGATTTGCTTCTTCTGTATCACCAACAACTGTGGTTAATGATTCATTAAACGACCTTTCCAACATCTTCAAATCCATAGCAATCTTCTGTTGAATTAATGATGATGTTTCACCAATTAAATCATTAAACATGTCAAATGCTTGTTGTAATGTGTCTAAGGTTTTTTTTCTTGCTTCCGCCTTTTCATCTTCAGCCTCTTTGGTTTTTTCTACTTCTTTCTTTAAGAATTTCTCTAATAGAATTAATCTTTCTTCATAAGATAAAGTTGAAATATCAATTTTTTGATTTGCTAATTCTGTTTCTAATAAAACTAACGCATCTTTATATTTTACATCTTCTTCAAAGTTTCTGGTTCTAATCTTATCCTGTAAAGTTTTTAACTCTTCTTCTTTTCTTAAAACCAAAGGTATAAATACGCTGTCGTATTCTTTGGCAATTTCTTCAGCATTTTGGATGATAAAACCTTTTCTTGCCTCAGGAGCCAGTTCTCTTAATTTCGCATTTAATATATCAATTTGAGTAGCAGTTTTTCTAACACCATCTTCAAACTTAAGAATCTCAATACCTTGTTTTTGTAAGTTTTGAAATGCCGCTTGACCTGATTCTTCAAATGATTTGAATAGTTCAACCAACTGTTCAGCACCACCTTTTTGGGCTTCAATGTTTTTAATTCTTTGAGCATTTGCCGCTTTTTCAGCAGCCACAAATGATTTTACAAATTCTTTTTCACTATCCTGAATACTTTTTAATGCTGAGGCTTTAGCCTTGTTAATTTCTTCTTCAGTTCTTTTATATGGGTCAGTTAATATTTCTCCTGTTGCAAGAGCAAAATCAACTAAATTTTTTTCCCATTTTTTTGTTTCAAATACTGGTGAAATTTGAACAAATTTTTGTAATGACTTTGTTAAGTCCTCATAAATTAATTCAAGATTTGATAATTGATTTAATTGGTCTTGGTTGAAATACTTACCAGATTCCAATCTAACTTCTTCAATTGTCTTTCTATAGTCTTCAAGTGATTTGGTAAGATTTTGTTGTATTGCTGTTCTATCATCACCCTTTTTTAATGAATCAAATAATCCCTCACCTGCCTTGGTTGCTTTCAAAAATGCTTGACCAACTTCATCTTCAAGTCCGACAAGTTCCATTTGAGTTTCATTATAAAGTTCTGAAACTGATTTTAGTTTTCTAATAACCTCAACCAACGCTTCAGATTTACCAACTCTATCTTCCAAGTTAGCCAAAATTGTTGCATCAGGTCCTTCAAGTGAGAACGTTTGGAATAATAATTTTGATTGTAAATCAACTTGTTTCGCTAAAGCATCAACCAATCCTTCCAATTGTTTTTTTCTATTTGCTTCAGCCTGAGTTGCTTTCTCAGTAGACGCTTTACTATTTTTCTTGGTTTTGTCGGCTTGACCTTCCAATGTAACAATTTGTTTGGTTATGTTAGCCAAATCTTTTTTGGTGGCAACAGAACCTTTTTCTAATCTATCAATTTCTTTTTGATTTTTGTTTCCAACATCAATACCATAATATACTTTTAATAAACCATTTCTAACACCTTCCCAAAAAGTTACTTCTTTTAAGGTTTCAATTTCTTTTAATCTGGCATCATCTTGAGCCTTAATTCTTTTTTCTGCTTCTTGAACCAAGAAATTTTCAATTGCTTTTTGTTCTGCTCTTAATCCAATTAACTGAATTTCACGTTCAATGGCAACATTTAATAAACCCTGACTTTCTGCCTCTTCTAATGTCAAATCAGAAAGTTCTGGTACCAACTTCTTTAATTGTTCGTATGCTCCATAACGAGCATCTAAAGAAGAATTATTATCTTTGATTATTGAAGTAAGAATCTGTATCTTTGTAATCTCAGTTTCAGTTTGAGCAACACCTTCGTTTCTTAATTCATTTAATGTTTTTGTTTTAACAATTTCTTTGTCTTGTTCTTTACCAAAGGCAACGAATAAAGTAACCAAAAGTCCCAATGCTGAAACAAGAGCAAGAATTGGATTTGCCGCTATGGCAGTATAAAGAGCAACTTGGGCTCTTGTTAATAAAGTTGTAGCACCTGCGGCAGCCCCTGTTGCGACAGTATTAGCAGCCTGAGCACCTGTATTAAGGTTTGCTTCAATTGTTCCCTGAGCCGTAGCCGTTGAGTTGGCTTGGGTAACAGTTGTGTTTACCGCCTCTGCTGTTGTGTTTGCGGCAAAGGCTGTAGTTGATGCATCCAATGACGCAACCTCGGCAAGGTTTGCTGCCCTACTAAGTTCGTTAGCCTTGGCTGCGGCTCTTTCAGCGATAGTACGTAATACAAGTTGAGCACCCAATTTAACCTCAGCGATACCCCTTGCAGATAAAGCCAATGTTAACAAGTTTGATGCTGCCGTTGCGGCTTTTTGTACTTCTTCACTCTCATTTCCAAACAAAGATACAGCCGCTGTAGCAGCCGCAAAAGATGATGCAATACCTTGACCTAATTTACCAATACCTTCAATCTCACGTTCTTTTGTAAGACGTTTTGTTGATTGAATCAATCCCAACATTTGAGATTCTGCAAGACCAATTTCAGATGATAATTTCTTAAATTGAGCAGAACCAATCTCTATACCTTTAAGGTCTTCACGAGCCTTTTTAATTTCATTTTCAAATGTTTTAATATCGGAAATAACCGTATCTACGCCATTCAATTGTATTTTAATACCAATAGTTTTTTCAGCCATCTTTTAACAATTTTGTTGTAGGAGAGTTCCTACGCTATTTATTACAACATAAGTATCCGTTTCACCAGTGTATCTGACGTATGTTCCTTGATTTACAGGTATGTATTCAGTTCCTGTATCATAATATACTTGTTGGTTATTACTCAATCCTGAAACACCAAATGTTATTAAAGTAACGGTAGATGCTGAACCAAGACATACAGGAGATATTGTTGTTCCTGTGTAACATCCAATATTATAAGCAGTACTTATACCAGGATACGGTGCGTTTGGTTCAATCGTATAATATGGTGCTGGTGGAGTTACTTTATAATAACCACCCAATTCTTTAATTAAAGAACACTCAGTTAATTTATTATCCGTTAAATCTGCTTCATTAATTTTCTCAATTCTATAGAAACTATCTTTAACATAAATTTTATCAGTCAATTTTGTTTCATAGATGTCCAAAGGTCTCAATAAGAATCTACCTGTCAATCTTCTTGTTTCTGAAGAATAGATGTTCTCAACATAATCTTCCCAAAACACATTGTATAAATTGTATGGTGTAAATTGAACTGGTAAATTATTGTAATTACCGAAGAAATCCCAAGTTGAAGCAAAGTTCAAATCTGAAACCAAATCAGGAATTTGAATATCCAATGAACTTAAATGTGATACACATGGGTAAGTTGTTTGCTCAATCTGTGTAGTTCCTGATGACAGATACCAAGAACCTTGAACTTGTTTGAACTTATCTTTGTAAGCGTATCTATTTCCAACCCAAAAGAACAAATGGTTTTTACTTGAATAAGGTTGTAATTGTGGTAGCAATTCCCTATAAACAGCAGGAATAATGAAATTGTCTGCTCCATTTACAACTGTTGTAGGAAGTGCGGCAAATGGTAATGAATAGTCCTGTTCACCAGTAAACAAATTACTACTTGATGTGAATTTATATCTACCATAAACGTAGTTGTTTGTATCCTCAAATAACTTATTTAAGTACTCTTCTGAACCTTTATCATAGGTAAAATTCAGTATCTTTGGTAATTCAAATGACAATGGTTCAACTCTGAATGTTGAGTTAAGGTCCAATCGTTTTGTCCAATCTACCTCAGCCCTTTCAGGTTCATTATAATACCAGTTAAATGGTGTTATTTTGATTGCTCTGTTTGTTTCGTTCTGAACCAATACCAAATTGAATAGGGTTATTAATCCTTTAATGAAATCAATACAGTTGGTTGCAGGAAGTCCCAATCTAATATCTACCAATTGAGTACCAGCAAGTGTTGGTGATGTGTATAAATCCCACATTGGAGCAGGTGAAGTAATAGTAAAACTATCATACCCTGTAATTCTTAAATCAGTTCCACCCACATTTTTGTTAACTTGAATTCCAACAGAAACAATATCACCAGCATCCAAACTTACTGTTGGAAACCAGTTAATTGATGCCTGTGTACCACAAGTTGGTAATTGGTATGTGTCAGTGGTTGCTATGGTTACAGCATCACTCAAATCAGTTTTTCTACCTTTCTTCATAACAACTTGGAAGTAGACATCACCAACACAATTGTTATTATCATCATAATTGAATCTGATGTTAAATGAGTATTGACCACCATAAGGTGTTGCAAAGTATGAGTAACCAGGTTGATTACCAGGATTTATTGAATTGTATGGTAATGCTTCGTTAAAGTTATTCAACGGGTCATAACCATCAGGTAATAGGTTGTTAAATAATAGTTGGATATTTCCTGAAGCATTATTGTAAACAACAGATGAGTTTGTATAAATCTTAAAGATGTTTTGGTTTGATACTCCTGATGCAACATCAACACCTAATTTTCCATTAACAAATGTATCCATATACATTGAACGGAAATAATCTGTTTCAAAAAACTCTGAATCAATTTCATAACCAGTTCTTGCAAATATTCTATCAACAACTTCTTTGACTCTAATTGCTGGTTTCCAAATATTCTCAGGTACTGGTCTTGTTGGACTATCAAATGAACGAGGTTCATCAAATGTGTAAGTCCAAGTTGGAGTATTACCTGTTGTGTAAGTTAACCCATAGTTAATCATTGGGTAAAGAATTTTACCTCCAAATAAACCATCAGTATATGTTGTATTGGCGCTCCAAGATGTTGTGATTGATGAATAGTTCAATTCATGTAATAAATCAGTCCAATCTAAATCTTGGAGTGTGATGTTTCTAATTTCTGATGCAAAATCTCCAATATCACCCAAGATATAAACTTCATAGTCAACATAATTTGGATTATTGATTACAGCAGAAAGACGCATGTATCCCACAAATATATCTGTTCCACGATATTGAACCACACAATCTACTTTTTGTAATGGGTTGAAATCAACACCATTAACCTCAAAATAATGTTCCAAGATATTAGCATTATTATCGGTATTTGGTATTACAAATTGTTTTGAATAAGATGATTTTCTACCATCCAAAATTGTGGTATCAACCTCTTGTATAACAACAGTAATTGGAATATCTTCGTAGATATCCAATCTGTTCCAAACATTATTCAAATAGACAAGTAGCGTAGTATCCATATTAGAATCCTATTAGTGAGATATTGTTTGAGTAAACGTAAGTTAATTCAATGTTTGTGATTTCTCTATTTCCTTTGTTCTTGATACTAAATTCAGTGTTAACAACAACAATCGGTCTTAAACCTCCATCAGGGGTAATCTCATAAACTTGATTTGATGTGTATAATTCTTGAAGATACATAAAGTCTGGTTGATTCAAAAATCCTGAATTGATAATGTGAACTTCAGACATCGTAACATCAAATTCAGCAAGTCCATATCCCCATTGTTGTTTTGATGGATTTGCAGCACCCCAATCAACATCATATTGATTGTAGTTTTGTCTATCAATTTCAAGACCTTCAATCTTGGATGCTGTAAATGTATAATAGTCAAAATGACCATAACGGTTTTGCCACATTAATTGTAGTTGTTGATTTCCTGAACGATTACAAATCGTTTCAACATTGAATGTAAAAACCTCAGAAACAGGAGTATATCCTGAACAATTTCCTAAGGTATAAGTTGTAGGTACTGGATTAGGTATATTTGCCATAGTTTAACAAGGTCCTGCGTAAGTTATATTTGTGTAAGATGAACCAGATGTTACAACAAATGAACCAACATAACCACATTGATATGAGATTTCTGATGGTGCTAAATTATAAGTTATTGGGGTTCCATCACAGAATGTCCAAGTAACGGTTGCTCCTGATGTTGCCGATGTGTTTTCAAGTTCGTATTCACCACACACATTTGGAGTTGATGATGGTGTTGGAGTAGGTGTTGGTGATGGAATCACACAAGGACTATCATAAGTCATAATAATATTTCCTTGAATTGTCCATGAGTTTGTATTACACACACAAACAAAGAATGTCTGTTGTGGGTCAATTACAAGTGTTCTACTGATGTTTGAACAATCTCTGTATGTCAAGATACCCTGAGACTCCAAAGATGCGTTAAACGCTTCGTATGTAAGACAAGGACAACTTACAGGAGTTGATGATGGTGTCGGTGTTGGAGTAGGTGTTGGTTGAATTGGTGATGTTGTACCAGTGAATTTACCAAACAACTGAACCGTATATTGGAATGTGTCGGCAGATATTGAACTCCAAAATGGAAAGTTTGCTGGTCCTGCTGCGACATAAAGTGTATTATAGTTTGTATTTGCTGATGGAATAATTAAAGGTAATGCTGGATAAACATCATTACAATTTGTTCTTGGACCACCACCATTGGTTGTAATGTTATCTGCTGTAACACCAGTAATTAAAACACCACTATCATCATAAAATTTCCATTCAGCATAATATGGTTCAGACAATGTTGAATCATCTAAATAATAGTTTGTGAAAGGTAAGGTATAATATTCTGTTGGTTGAATATTTCTTGTTCTTGGTGAGTTCGTTAAGAACAAACCTGAAGTAGTTGGATTTGATGTTGTTGGACTTCCTGACAATACAAATGGACTCATATTGAAGTCCTGTTGTGTTGCTCTACCGTTAACACCCATTGTAGATTTGAATACTTTCTTCAATGGAGTTGTAAAACTTGGATTTCCTTGAGTATCAGCACTACCTACACCAGTAAATCCTGTTACAGAGCCCAATGGAGTTGATGAATACTCATAACCAAAATACACTTGGTAGTTTACAGTTTCATTTAGGTAAGGTGCTGCAAAAGGGAATGTTTGGTGTTGGTATATTTGTGTTGTGTTCCAAAGACCAATTGGGTTGTTTTGACAATATGTCTTCAATACCCTTGAAACATCGGCAAGTCCCACACCAAATGGGTTTGGAGTTGCTTTGGCTGAAAACTCCAATGTACCATTAACATACACATCGTATGTATATCTAAATTTATAAACACCAGTTGTATCTGCTGAAACGGTGTAAAATATTCCATCAGTAAGAACTGGTTGAAATGAAGGTGGTTCGTGAATAATTGATATGCTCATCCTACTATAATTCTATTTTCATTTATTGCGTTTTGGAAAAAGGCTGCTGCGGCATCTCCTAATTTAGGTAATATTTTAGGTAAAACATCAGCAATTGCTCCATCTATAAATGGTGTTCCTCCAAAACCATATGTGGCTATTGAACGAGCAATTAAGAATGCTCTACTTTCGTTGGAGATAAATCTACCTTTTTTATCTCTAAATTGTGGAACTGATTTTTTAACTCTTGCCCAATTTCTAATAACATTTAGTGGTGGGTATCTACCAGGTCTTCTACCTTGTTCTACAAAGTAGTAGTAGTCAGGCATTTCAACAATCAATTCAGGTTGTCCTTCAAAGTCTGAATCAACCCAGTAAACGTTGATATTTCTTAGCAAATTACCACTAGCAACAGGTGGTGATGGTGGAACAGGTCTACCATTAACTGTCTTTTGTTGACCAGCATAAGTACGCACGGGTCTTGGAATCTGTAGTTGAGTAACCAGAGACTTCTTTAACATTGCCGCTATTTCTGCTAGTATCTGTTCTTCCATTAGTCGTAATAATCACAAGCATCAATGTATTCAAAAACAACAATTGGTATATCAATTGAAATTCCCCCTACGTAGTCATTAAACCTTTCCAAATAAGGTAATCCAACAATAGGTAAAGTTGTATCCATCTTATCATAAAGATTTGGTGTTTGATTCATACCTCTGACTATGTAAGATATAAATCTTTTGGCTTGAATGGACATATCAGATATTACATCAATCTGATTTGACATATCATCATTAATTCTATCAGCAAAAATGATTGATAGATTATATGTGGTTGTATTTTCATCACATGTAACCAATTGAGGTGATACAAACATAAATGGATAAGTTGGTGTCATACCTGACCCAACATTTCCAAAATCAACAATGTTTCCATACCCAAATGAGTTTAGACCAACACCCACTTGAGATTGTTGGTAATCTTTTAGATTCTGAATTATTTTATGATATGATACGTATTGTTCCATTTTTATTTAATTATTTTTTAACATGAACCTATATCAACAATAGTTCTTCCAAATGCTGCTGCGCCAGTCATAGCAGGTGGAATTGGGTAGTTTCTAGCACAGAATGTATAATCAGTTGGGATTGGTTGATTAGTCCAACCATCAATTAGACCATCACTACATCTTCTCCAAGAAACACTACCTAATGTACCACTATTAGTTCCTGTTATTTGATATGTTCTACAAGCAAATGGGGTTACAGTTGGAGTAGGTGTCTGTGTTGGTGTTTTTGTCGGTGTTACCGTTGGGGTTACAGTTCTTGTTGGAGTGTTTGTTGGTGTTTGTGTTGGTGTTGCTGTTGGAGTACAGAAAGACATCTGTGGTTGGAAATCATACTTTTGTACCCAACTTGAAGCATTTGTAATTCCTGTAATTTCAAAATAATTGGTATAATTACAATCAGTTGTAACAGTTGTTGCTGATGTAATTGTATAACCTGATATACCCTGTGGATTAGGACCTGATACACTACCTTTAACAGTAAGTGTATTAATTGAACCAAAATTGTTTGGATATACATAAGTAAATGGACCTGGTCTTGTCCAACCTCTATTACTAAATAATGTGAATAAAGTTGTTCCTCCGCTATAATAAGAACTGACATTATTAGTTGCACCTGCTTGTATATTACCAGGCCAAGCGTAATACCAATTATCAAATTCCATATAGTTTTTATGGTAGTTAGCGGAATCAAATAATGCGTCAAATCCCCACTTGGTTTTTAAATAATCAATTACTTGTTGTCTTTCTGATTGACTTAATACTCTATTATAAACCAATAATTCATAGAAATCACCTTTGTTGTTTGTTGCTGCTGTTGGATGTGTTATTGATGCTCCAGCAACTACACTACCATTGATTGTAAACGCTGATAATGGAACGGTACAAGATGATATTGTTATACCTGATGCGGCAGTTAAGGTACCCTGAGTATTAGTTGGTGTATCATTAACATTCCACTCACCATATCCAATATGATTATTACCAGGAATTACTACCTCATTCATCCATAAATTTTGATATGCTCCTTGAGCAACCCATTTTGTTGATGTTGCTCCTGATGCTTGGGAAAGGGCAGTCATTCCTTGACCAGCAGCCGTAACACCATTTCCTGGTATTAAAAAGAAATTATTAATAATATTGTTTGTATTCCCAATTGTTGTTTGTTGGCTTGTACCAACGGTTTTATTTTGTAAGTTAATTGATGGTAATTGTGCTACGCTAACATTAAAACCACTGTTTGGAATCCACTGAGTACCAGGATGTAAAACACTAAATACGGTCATACCTGAATTAACAAATATGGCATCTGCTGTATTTCCTGAGTTTGATAACACTGCTCTTGTTGCTGCTGTACTTCCTGACAAGAAACGAATAATATTCAACGATGGATTTAATGTTGAGGCTGTATAAATTGGTCTTGCTGTTCCTGCTGTAGTTCCTGCTAATCCATTTAATACGGTTGTTTTAATACCTTTTGAACGGATTGATGTAACATTTGAACCAGCCAATGTCATTGTTGAAACATCACTTGGGTCAAACCAAAGTTGTAATCCTGACATCACAGGACCTGAACCAGCACCTGAAGGGGTTATAGTTGGAGTAGGTGTTTGTGTTGATGTGTTTGTTGGTGTAGGAGTTGGACATGATGGTGGATACGCCAAGTATGTTGATGAATCCCAAGAACCAACCCCAAGACCTGTTGCTGGATATACAAACAATCCACTTGTAAGTGAATTAGATTGTATTTTACGACCAGGTATTCCAAAATTATTTGTGTTATACCAACCAAGAGGTGTTGAAACATTAAATCCAAATACAATATTTCTTGTTCCACCTGTTATATCATATCTAACATAGTAATTTCCATCAGGAGCAACACCAGGAATCCATGATGATGGACCAATACCACCATCCCAATAACCATAACTATTAAAGTCATAAGTTCCATTATAGTTGGCATCACCAGAATTACTTTCAATAATCTGTTGAGGACACAAAGCGTTTGGTGTTGCGGTAACACTTGGTGTTAAAGTATTTGTAGGTGTTATTGTTGGTGTAGATGTAACGGTAGGGGTTGGAGCCTCAGTACTTGTTGGTGTAGGAGTGTTAGTAGGTGTTTCAGTGTTAGTAGGTGTAACGGTCTGTGTTGGAGTATTTGTAGGCGTTTCTGTAGGAGTCTGAGTTGGAGTGTTTGTAGGAGTCTCGGTTGGTGTTTGCGTCACCGTTGGAGTAGGTGTTTCACTACTTGTTGGCGTTATTGTAGGGGTAACAGTAGATGTCACCGTTGGAGTATTCGTTGGGGTATTTGTAGGCGTTTCAGTTGGGGTCACAGTGGATGTTACCGTTGGTGTCGGGGTCTCAGTACTTGTAGGAGTAAGAGTTAATGTTGGGGTCTGAGTGACAGTTGGGGTGATACTTGGTGTGATACTAACAGTTGGGGTAATGGTTGGTGTGACTGTATTTGTTGGAGTAATACTTGGAGTTGGTGATGGTGGAATGTAATAATTACAAGCATTGATATCTTCAAAAATTGTAACCTCAATATCCAAAGAAATACCTCCAACATAATCATTAAATCTTTCCATAAATGGAAGACCTGTAATTGGAAGATTTGAATCCATTTTGTTATACAAATCAGGATTTTGATTCATTCCACGTTTGATAAAAGAAACGAATCTCTTCATCTGAATTGACATGTCTGATACAACATCAACCTGATTGGTCATATCATCGTTTATACGGTCCGCAAATAGGATTTGGAACGTATATGTTGTGGTGTTCATATCATAAGAAACATTGGTTGGGTTAACAAACATCAAAGGATACACGGTTGTTGACCCTGATTGGTTCATTGAGAACTCATAAATGTTACCATGACCAAAGGAATTTAACCCAATACCTGTTTGGGAAACCTGATAATCTTGGAAATTCTGTAAGATTTTATGATATGAAACGTACTCTTCCATTATTTTTTCAATTGTCTTTCCATTTTTCTTATTTCTTCTTGCTCCTTGTCATGTCTTTCCTTCAATAAAGCAGCAACATTTAGACATAAATACATGGGAATATCGTCCATTTGTTGTACCTTTGTTATATCTTCGCCCGCAAGTTGGTATGTGAGATTAAAATAGAATCTAACGGTATTCTCTTTTGAAGCCATTTCGGTAGAATCTCCCACCCCTTCATCGTCATCTTGTTTACTTTGTTCGTCAATACCAAAGAATTCTTTATATTGGTGGTGTACAGCGTTGATGTTAGCAAAAAAAAACTAGCAACTCCAAACCAGTATAATATCGGCAAGTCCTTGAATTGTATTGCCCTGTCCTCAATCTCCTCAGATTTGTATTTCTCAATCTTGTATTTCCCTTTCTTATCCCTTGATACAACTGGTCTATACAATGTGGACATAATCAAATGAATTGACTCTTCAATGTTCTGTGATGAATACACCTGTAAATCAACCCATGCTCCCCAAGACAATTTGGACCAATCATTCTCCAATCCATACTCAATCCCGTTGAATTCAAATGTTTGATACATCTCGTCCTTTGAGAAGTCCTTGCTCATTTCATTTGTGATGTAGTCCTCAACCATCTTAACTTGGTTCAATGGCAAGTCCCTTAATTCATCCACAGAGATATTCAAATATAACGATAATAACTCAGCAGCATTTGTTTTATAGATGTCTTGTTTCTTAATAAACTTTTGATACTGACCTATTGTCATGTGAGGTGATACTTTAATCACCTTATCTTCCATTACCACTTCTATCATACTATTGTAATTTTTCCTGTTCTTTTATTTAATTCTGATTCCAACACATAACGGATGGCATCAATGGCGTGGTTGTTGTCATCCTCTGGTACATCAAGCAAGTTCCCGTCCTTATCTTCCCTATAACGATAAGATGAAAACTCGTTAATGATGTTCTTTGAATCTTTTGTAATATACACATGATGTCTACGAATTAAATCTAAACCATGAAGAATTGTTTTCTTACTAACTGGTTTAATATTGAATCTATTTCGTTTAACCTCCTCAATGTTCTGTGGTAATGCTGAATCTGCCCATATGTTCTCCACCCTTGAAATCTTCATCTTTTCCATTTGGTAGATAATATCAGGAACGGTCATTCCCTTCACATACATTATCTCCTTCAAATATAACTCATCACCATTTTTATAAACGTTGACAAGCGCTGTGGGGTCATTAAATCCCCAGTCAATTCCCATACCCAATAACTTGATTCCACGTGGAACCTCATCAATGATATTGAATTTATTGAATACCAACTGTTGTGGTAAACCCCTCTCACCCATCGCATATATTCTATAAAGGTTTTCATCTTTGTCTTTTAATGATTCAAGTTCCTTAATGATGTTCTTATCAACAAAGGGATTATCCCTCCATGTTGTTTTGAATGAATAACAATCATCCCTATCTTCCAAATCATAAACCCATGATGTAATCTCAGATGGGTTCAAATCACATATAACCTTGTCAGTCGTTCTGAATATCAATTGATTCCAATCCTCAATCTTTAATTCGTTGGCTTCATTACAATACAGATAATTTCTTTTACTACCACGTAACTTTTGTGGTTCATCCACTGAGAACCAGTTAATCATGTTTGTTCCAAGAATGTAATATCCATCCATCTTATGGAAGTTGGAAGGGTCATAAACCCCAAACAACTCAAGGACCTCAATTAAGTCCTTTAATACTGAATTCTTTAATGATGGTAAGGTTTTTCTGACAATGGATAATGTCTTTCCTTCCTCTTGAAGTAATTTATAAATCCAATATATCAAAATGTTATATGTCTTCCCTGAACGAGAACCACCAACAGCAACAACAAGTCTTTTATCCAACTCATCAGATTTCAATAACTCATCAAATACTACTGTCGTTTTTACTGTTGTCATAATTTTTCATTTGGGGAGATTTCGGAATCCTCACCTGGCCATTCCAAGTCAGGATTCCAATTATTCCTCCATTGATTTTCTGATAACCTCAATCTTGATTGGGTCAACAGATGTAAGTTTTTCACCCATTGTGGATACGTCCAATTGTTTCTCATCTTTCCAATTGCTCTTGAACTTGTTTCTCATAATCATGGACCATAAGTTCTGGTTAAACATCTTTGATTTACCCTCAACAATCGCATCATGAGCCCTATCGTACCACCACTGTTCACAATGTTTAAGATACTCTTCATAAGTTTCTTTGTATTCTTCATTCCTTTCCATTATCTCATAATGTGTTGAATGATGAATATTCAACTTAATGAATATCTCAGTTTGATTCTTTCCACGTTTCCCACAATCAATCATTATCTCCTTCCAGTTCTCAGGAAACCTATCCTCGGCCTTCATTCCTTGACCCAAGTTATTCTTTCTTTTATCGTTTGTATTTGACATCGTATAATTCAATTCCTTGTTTTATTCCCCCAACCATATCTTCAAGTGATGGCTCACCTTTGACATTGGGGTATAATGATAAATATGCCATGTTCACTTCTATCTTATCATAGTCAGTGAAGTCAGATGTCTCTTTGTCCAAGATAATGGTTCTAAAGACCTCCCTTGCGTTATTAATGTGGTCTGGACTATCCAGGTTGTTCACCACTTGTTTTCTACCTTTCTTACAATTACACATCTAAATTCATTTCTTTAATTGCGATAGCCATCGCTTCTTTTATATCTTTGAATGCTTGACTCATTTCATAATCTTCTTTGGATATTGAATAATCAATAACCTCATCAACACCATTGATGATTTCCTTAACAGAGAAACCATGAGCCAAGTTCCTATGAAAGTAATCCTTAATCAACACACACAACAAGTCCTCCTTCTCATCAGGAGATAACTTGAAATAGTTGTTGATTAGTTCATCCACGTTCATACTAATAAATATACCACTATCAAAAAATAAGGAAATAAAAAACCCCTACCTAAAGCAGGGGTTCTATGGACATAAGTTGGGATGAGGTAAAAAAAAAATAATGACAGTAAGATTAAGAACGTCTCACCCCATTAATAAATATCAAAAAAAGTTTGGTAGTGTAAAGTATTGGTTGTACCTTTGATGTATGGAACACTTTGAAAAACCAATCATTGCTTTGTTGACAGAGTTGAAAATCTGTGATAACAAGAAAACCAAGAGTGCTTTGAGAAAGTCAATCAGACGTGTGTTTCAATACTACACTGAGACATTGCCAAGACTGGTCTCTGTTGAGGCGTATGAATACAACAAACAACACAACAATCTTGATTTACATTCCATTCAAGCATTCAACAAAAGAAGGGGTAAGTTGGTATTGGAACACACAACCCCAATCATGAGTTTCATCAACCATGTGTTGACATTGCCTGAGGAGTTGTGGGTTAAGACCATTCAAGAGTATTCCCCCTGTTGTTGGATTACCAAAGATGAAGACAAGAGATTGACAAAGATGGGATTCAACACAAAGAGAAATGGTGGTTGGAAAAAATGTTATGATGAATGTGAAATCAATTTGGTAATGTCAAACTAATTAACGAACTTTGAACTATGGAAAAGATTGAATTGGTAAATGGTAAACATGTGTCCTTTGAGACATTTGAGGATTTGTGTGATTCTGTAATTTATGACAATGGATTGACAGAAGAACAGGTTATTGAGTTCTTCCACTTCACAAAGGATGGATTGAAACAACACTTCAACTCAATGATTTCTGATGGATATTCTCAATTCTTGTTTGAAGGGATTGATGAGATTCTTGAAGAAGAAGTGAA